ATTTGCAGTAGATCTTAAGCGACTTCGCATATAGTTCCACGCAAATGGAGTAGGCCATTGCGTCAATTCGTCAAAGCCTATCCAACTAAACGCGAGACCTTGGTAGCGAAGTACGTCATCTTCTTTGTCTAGATAAGACATCCATAGTCTGGCACCAGAGGGTGCAGTCCATTGCATCTTACGTTCTGACCACTTAATTCCAGGCCAGATCTTAGGGTACATTTCTTGTGACTTAAAGATAAGTTCCCTTAGTTCTTCTGTAGTATGCCTAAGAAGCAACCCTGAAAATGCTGGGTGCCCCATAAAGCGTAAAGGGTCAGCCAACATAGCATATGACTTACCACCGCCAGCACTACCGCCGTATAAAACCTCACGTTCACCTGCAGCTAAGAAATCTGTTTGTGGACCAGCATTAGGTTTAAAGATTACGTTATGATCTTCTTCAACCTGTTGAGTAAACTCTTCTATAATGTCAGGCTGCGGATTGGGTGCTTTCGCTTTGCGTTTTCGCTGTGGCTCCTGTGCGACTATTTTCGATTTCTTCCGCTTTGGCGATTGCCTTTTTCGCATAGTCTGCCCATCTGCGTAAGCTGCCAGCTTTGTTTTTTCTTCTTCGTTCATTATCCAACCGTTTCTTGAGTCCTACATGCGAAATAGTTCTACCTGTATTTCTGGTCAACCAGTTCGCTACTTCACGATACGAATACTGTTTAAGATATTGTTTCGCTTCCTCAAGCATATCAAGTTCTAAACTAATTGGCAAGAGTATTCCATCATCTTCTAGATCTAATTTATATCCAAAGGGAACTGTTCTTGCTACTCGTGGTATAGGTGTCCACTCATTGTCTTCTTTAAGGTCTGTTGGTTGGGGTAGTTTCCATTTACCTAATGGCTTAGTCATCTTCTTCCTGTACTTGTTTGGCTGGCATTAACATAACACCACCCTTAGCTTCTACTTGCATCTTCTCAGTTTTAACTAAACCAGTACGATCTAGTAGTTCTTTAGCTGCTGCCATCTTATCACGAATGCCTAGCTCAGTAGGATCATACAAAGCACTAACCATAGCCATTGCAGCTTTAGGTACATTACGTGCTAAATAACTGTGTGTAACATCTAGGATCTCTTCCTTAAGACTATTAGTAATCTCAGTGTTAGTAGTGTTAGGTGAGTACCCTGCCAGTTTCTTAGCCATAGTAACATCGCCACCTGCTTCGTCCATAAGGACAGCAAGAAACTTTTGTTGGCGCTCTGTTAGTTCTCGTGCCATATTATTCCTCTATCATACGGAGTGCTTGCTCCAATGTTTCTTTGTTGCGGCGTGTCCAGCCGCGACCAAATGTCTCAAATGTTTTTAACGACTCATAAAATGATTGACGTTGTGTATATACATTCTCAACAATAGCTTTAGGCTCTTTATTCATAATAGCCTGTAGTGTACGTGGTCCTATAGCACCGTCTGGAGTTGCTCCGACAGCACGTTGAATAGCTTTAGCTGGGCGACCGCTACCAGAATTAACGGCCCAGTCAAAGGCGCACCAGTCAACACCGCTAGGAAGATCATCACCTCGTACCCTATCCCAATAATTTTTCTTATAGATAGGAGCTACATCTATTGATGTTAAGGCTCGCATCTCCTCTTCTGTAGATTCTCTACCTATCCACTTATCATAAACAGCTTTAGTAACACCAAGGTTAGTCATACCCCCTGGGTCTTTAGGATGATTTACAAATCCACCTTCGTGATGGAGCAACATAGATAAACATTTGTTAAAGTTTTTATGCATATTATTTAGGCTTTCTTGGTGGGCGCATAGATCCTGCTGCTGCAGGTTTCTTAGCTGGACGTTTATTAGGAATCTTAGCTGCATCTTTAGTCTTAGATGCATTAGCCTTAGCTACTTCTTTTTCAATACGAGCCTGTAGCTGTGCGCGTTTTTTAGCATCAGTTTCAGCTTTAAGTTTCTTACGCATTTCAGCAATCTTAGCTGCACCTGTTAAACCTGCACCTACCGCACCTACACCAAACCCAATACGCTGCGCCTTACGTGAGGCACGTTGTCCTCTGGTAGCTTGCTCTACTTGACGTTGACCTGCTTTAGGTTTAGTAGTCATATCTTTAGCGTGTTTAGCACCTTGTTGTGCCAGCTTTTTACCATACTTCTTAATTGCTGCTGCCATACCTTTACTAGCAATAAACCTAGCTACGGCTGCTGCTCCTGCTACCTTGCACAATATTATTACCCCAGTCTCCGCAAAATGCTAGGATTAACGGAATAGAAAAAAGTAAGGTTATCCACTCATCTTTCCAGCTATTCTGTGTAGCTTGTATAGCTGCAAGATCCCAGTCAATCTCACCTGTGGCTTGTTTAACTTTAATCTCAGCATTAGCTTTTTGTACAGCTACCTTACCATCAAGATACGTAGTTGCAAGTCCACCTACTGCTCCTAAAATTTGACCAATCATTTCTCGTGACCTAACCAAACGGCAAAGGCACCTGTCATTGCACCAGTTACAGTTGCAGTAAGTGCAGTAGCCTGTGATGTCATATCACCTGAAGACAAAGACATAAACCAAAATAAAACTTCTATATACATCCATGTCATTACTAACATCATTAGTCTTGGCATAATTTTCCATGCCAATATTCTTTCCATTGCTACTGTCATAAATTATCCTCGTCTGTATCTAGCGGTCTTCTTTGCAATCTCTTTAGGTTGAGCCACAAACTGCTGACCTGCCTTAGTGCCTTGTCGTTTTGCTCTAGTAGTGGCTGCGTACTCACTAGAACTAAGAGCATTGATAGCCTTAGTAGGTAAATAGCGTTCACCAGTTTTAGCGCTAGGCTTCCCACTTTTAGTACGCCACTTTTCCTTAGTCCACTTGTTAAGGCTTTTTTGACTTTTTGCTAGTGCCATGTACTTTCTGTACCTCAAAATTAGCAGACAAGCTTGCGCCTTTGTGAGGTACAAACTTTCCTGTGTGCTTCATAAGTTTAAAGCCACCATTAGATTGTTTCATCCAATGGTAACCTTTAGGTGCTTCTACCTTCATTTATAGCCCCCACCTGCCTTTTTATATTTACTTGCGAGTAGTTGTGCCTTTCTCGCAGACCACTGCCCTGCTTTGCCACCCTTGGTTCCTCGCTTAATCAGCTCAAACAAACGTTTACGTAAAGCAGGCTTAGTATAATTTCCTGCCTCATTGACTCTGGATTTTGCTTTCTGCGCCGTAGATTTTGTTGTAGATTTCGCCACGAGAAATTCCCATATCGTGCAGATTATTATCTGACATATTCTGAAGTAACCAGTAATCTGCTCTGCGCTGTTGGTTAGCTTGTATTTTCTGAAACATACGTTTAAACATATTCTATCTCCTTTACTATGTTAAGGTAAGCATTACTTACCCTTATGGAGATAGTTATATCATACTTAGTTATAACATAGTACAGACAAGTTTGCAACCCCGCTATGCATTATCTATTAGGGTTATAGTACTGACGTACAGATATAAATACTTCTAGTCCACCACTAGCACCATCAAAGGCTAGTATTTTATCACCAGCATGTAAATGTATTCTGTCAGATGTTACAATATTGTACACATCATGTCCAGCTATAGATTTAGCATTTATTAAGTGATGGTAAGTATTTGTATCTGCATGATACCACTGAATAGTTACATTTTGTGTAGAGTTAGACCCGTTACTTACGTGAAGAAAATCTATAGTAGCATCGTGGCTAGGTGGGCACGTATATATTAAATTAGCACTAGCACCACCTGCAGTAGCAGTAATAGCTACTCCTTCAGTATCTGTAGTATATGTACGTGCATCTATTGACATAGTTTTTCCTACGCTACTATAAAGTCTACGATCTGACCATCAGGTGTACGTAGTTTATTAGGGTTTGGGTTATAAGTATACATCTGATTCACTAGCTTAAGATCTTCTACTGGTGTATCTGGTGTTATTCTATTAGGTTGCTCAGGTTTATATTCTTCATTATTTCTACTTGACCTATCCTTGTCTGCCTTCTCAAAGATGATATTATCATGTGTTTGAAAAGGGAAGCTAGGTAAAGGGAAGTGAGATATAAGGGTCATTAAACTTTAGAGCCTGTGTTTAGTTTAAAACATTTTGTACGGATGTATAGCCCCTTTTGTACTAGAGCTTTAGCTGCATTAGCTACTTCCTCTTGACACAACTTTTCAGTTGCTATCAATCCACTGGTACGTATCATTACGTCACAGGATGTTGCTGCTGGGCTATAACAACCCAGCAACACTGCAAGCCACATTAGCCTGCTGTCCACTTCTGTGTGCCACCTACAGATGCACCTGCGTTTGCCATGCCACCTTTGCTGTACATATTTTTCTT